TGAGGTTCTTAGGTTATGCAAGTAGCGCCATTAATAATTCTTCAAAATTTTTTAAATTTACAACTATTGAAAACACTAATCATCTAAGATTTCAACTTCGTTCCACAGGAAAAGGCTCGGATATTCCTAATATAAAAAAATGGCAGTTAAACGAGGGTAATCTATTACCTTATTTGGATAATTATGTGTTAAATTGTTCAACGGATAATATTGGAAATGAATTAACCGATATAAACATTGATAATCCACAGGTCAGAGATTTTGTTGAAGATGTTGATTACACAAATCAAGAATACACAATAACACAAGTTGGTACATATTCTGCACCATCTGTTTATTATAGAAAAGATTGTGGTTTTCCAATGGTTGTTAAATGGAAATTAAATAGAGATATAAAAAATCAAATATTATATATTTCTACAAACAAATTAATTCCTATTGCTGATACAGTTGCTGTGAAATCATATGATATTCCTTGTGGAATAAGTGATTTTGCTGTATATAATTTAATCCCAAATGCAACATATTACTATAAAGTTTGTGGTACTGATTTTGACAATAATTTAATTGTAATTAAAGAAGGGTGTTTTACCACTATTGGACAAGTGCATATGTTAAAAATTGACGGATTAAAAAATGTTCGTGATTTAGGTGGTTGGCTTACGCCAAATGGTAAAATTAAATATGGATTATTATTTAGAGGTTGCGAACTTGATGATACCGGAGTCGGTGTGGAATTAACACATGAAGGTAAAAAAGAACTTTTTGATAGAATAAGAATAAAAACTGACATTGATTTAAGAACGGATGTTGGTAATACAAAATCGCCTATCGGTGCTCTTGTTGATTATAATTGTTATCCTATTCAACCATATGATACAGGTTTGAAAGACACTATAACAAAAGGATTAATAAAATCTATTTTTGAAAAAATTGAAGAAAAGTTATCAAAAAGTAATGCGATATATTTCCATTGCCAAGGTGGTAGAGATAGAACTGGAACACTTGCTTTTTTGATTCTAGGTGTTTTAGGTGTGAGCGAATCCGATATAGCAAAAGATTATGAACTTACAGAATTTGCGTATGCAAGTTATAAGGCTGACAATCCGAATACGTCTAGGAAGTTTGCTCAATATGTATCTATGGTAAGCTACATTAAAACTTTCAATGGGGTAACATTTAATGATAAGATTATTAGTTATCTTTTGAGCATCGGAATTAGTCAAGCCACCATTAACAATATTAAGTCGTATATGGTTGCTTAACTAAAGAGGGCTTTAGTTAACCAACAAAAAACCAAAACATGTACCACGACTTTTGACGAAAGAGGTGATATATTATACTTAGTCCAGAATATTTACGCCGGGTAACAGAGGGCAGTGAACAGATTGCTGAAGAACTGCATCAGTATATCATCTCTGAGATCGTGTCGAGAATGATGGCAAGAATTGGCAGAGGCGAGGATTATATTCTAACCAATGCTGATGCGTGGAGAATCAGAACGCTACAGGAATCCGGTGAACTACTAGAGGACATTCTGACGGAATTATCCAAATACACCAAACGCGAACAGCAGGAACTTCTTGAAGCGTTTGAGGATGCCGGAATCACTGCAATGAACTATGATGATAAGGTATATAAGGCGGCAGGATTAAGCCTTGTACCGCTCGAACAGTCGCCAGCTATGATAAGGCTCATGGAGCGAAATATGCTTGCTACAATGGGAGAATGGCGGAACTTCACAAGGACAACTGCAAATGCGGCTCAGACGCTGTATATCAACCAATGCGACCTTGCATACAATCATGTGATGACTGGAACAGTTGGCTATACGCAAGCCATCAAGGAGGCGGTTAATAATGTTGTGAGTGATGGTGTTACGGTCACATATCCATCTGGCAGAAAAGACACGATCGAAACAGCAGTCGCACGTTCTGTTAGAACTGGCGTGGCTCAGGCTACTGGAGATATATCCCTCAAACGCATGGAAGAAATGGGCTGGGATTTAGTTCTGGTCAGTGCTCACATGGGAGCCAGAACAGGTGACGGCGGCGAGAATCCGGGAAATCACGCATGGTGGCAAGGAAAGATATACTCTCGTTCTGGCAAGAGTGAGAAATTTCCGCCGTTCTCATTGACCGGATACGGAACGGCAAGTGGACTGTCAGGGGTCAACTGTCGGCATAGCTTTGGGGCAAGTGACGGGGAATTTAATCCTTATGCAGAACTATCGGCACGGGACAAAGCCGACAAGGGAAAACAGTATGAAAAGGAACAGAGACAACGTACTTATGAGCGAAGAATCCGAAAGACAAAGAGGGAAGTCCTTGGAATGCAAGCAGCGGTTGATAACTGCAAGGACGAACAGGCAAAATTCGTACTCCAACAAGACCTTGACCGGAAGTCTTATCTTTTACAGAAACAAAATGCTACATACAAGGACTACTGCAAGCAGAATGACCTAAGAGAGCTGCAAGACCGACTTATGATAGCGAAGTGGAACCGCCAGAATGCCGCAAAAGCCAGAGGAGCGGCAAAACGGTATAAAACAGCAAAGGGGATTGACTGATGGACAGATGGGAATATTATAATCCAAATCCTGTTAAGGATAAGAGAACAGGAGATTGCGTTGTCCGAGCAATATGCAAAGCAACTGACTTCGACTGGGAAACGGTATTTGTCGGATTAATGATACAGGCATATGCTCTGTCAGATATGCCATCAGCTAATTACGTTTGGGGAGCGTACCTCTACAAACATGGGTACAGACGCAAACTGATTGAACAATCAGAGCGATATATCTATACAGTCAATGATTTTTGTGCAGAACATCCGACAGGCACATACATTCTCTGCGTAGATGGTCATGTGGTGACGGTACAAGAGGGCAAATATTTCGATACATGGGATAGTGGTAATGAGATCCCAATATACTACTGGGAAAAGGAGTAGCTAAATGAGCATATCAGAATTTGTACAGATTTTTCTTTCTATCTGCGGAGGGGTGTCTATTGTCGGAGGGGCAGCAGCTGTTATTTTTAAGTGGATTACTCCGGCATTTCGGCTCAACAAGCGAGTTGAGACACTAGAAGAACATGATAAGCGAGATTACGAGAGTCTTCAGAGGATTGCGGAACGTGATTCATTGATTTTGGAAGTGCTATCAACCATGCTGGATAGTCAGATTAGTGGGAATAATGTAGAAGAATTAAAAAAAACAAAACAGAAGCTTACAAATTATCTTGCGCAGAATCAGCGTTAGCATTAGTAAGGGGTATGCTCATGAAATTATATGTGTTCACGAAGAAAGATATAGACAGATTCTTGATAGAGTGTAATTTCACACCGGACGAAGAAAGATTGTTCCGACTGAGATGTAAAGAACATACGCTCGAATACTGCGCTGAGCAGATGAACGTGAGTATATCTACGGCAAAACGGTTAAGCCGCCGGGTGAACAATAAAATAATTAAAGTGTGCTGATACTTTTTGGATACTAATTAGAGCCAGAAACGACCTGTTTCCGGTTCTTTTTTTATGTAAAAATATAATCAGAAAGGCGGTGTATAATATGGCATTATATAACAATCCTTATCAATATAGTTTTGGTGTTCCTGGGCAGATGAACCAGTTTCAGCAACAGCCTGTCCAGATTCCAGCTCAACCAGTACAGCAACCACAGCAGAATAATAGTGGTATCCTGTGGGTATCCGGCGAAGTCGGCGCAAAATCCTATCTGGTAGCACCTGGGACAAGCGTTTTACTGATGGATTCAGAGAGTGAAAAGTTCTACATAAAATCCACAGATGTATCCGGTATGCCACAGCCACTGCGGACATTTGAATACCACGAGATAGGCTCTCAGATGCCGCCTAAACAGCCTGTTCAGAACATGGACAGTAAATATGTTACTCGACAGGAATACGATGATTTGAAAGGCAAATACGAAGCTATCATAAACCGATTAAATTCATTTTCTGAACCTGTTAGGGCTAATACCGTACAGGAATCAGCGGCCAAGGGAGGAAACGCAGATGAGTAATCCATTATTTAATGTGCTTGGTGGTGGGATGCCACAGGGAAACGGGCCAATGCAGATGGTACAGCAGTTTATGCAGTTTAAACAGAATTTTAAGGGAGATCCGAAAGCAGAAGTTGAGAAGATGTTGCAGTCTGGGAAGATTTCCCAACAGCAACTTAATCAGGTTCAGCAGATGGCGGGGCAGTTTCAACACATGTTGAAAGGAATGAAATAGTACATTACAATCTGGCCAGATTGATGTAAATACACAAAAAGGAGATTATATTATGGATGGAAATTATAGCTTAGCAGATATTGCCGCTGCTACTGGAAATAGTAGAAATAATGATGGCATGTTTGGTGGAGATGGTAGCTGGTGGATTATTGTTTTATTCATCTTTGCTTTCTTCGGATGGGGAAATAATGGCTGGGGCAATAATGGAAACGGCGGCGGATATGCAGCCACAGCAGCTACTCAGGCAGATATTCAGAGAGGATTCGACAATTCTGCAGTGATCAGCAAGCTTGACGGAATCAATAACGGTCTCTGTGACGGATTCTATGCAGTGAATAACGGTATGCTTACCGGATTTAACGGAATCAACACCAATATCATGCAGACTGGTTTTGGAATCCAGCAGGCAATCAATGCCGATACTGTAGCCAATATGCAGAACACAAATGCGCTCCAGGCACAGCTTGCGAACTGCTGTTGTGAAACCAGGGAAGCTATCCAGGGCGTAAATTACAATATGGCACAGAACACCTGTGCATTGCAGAACACCATGAACAGCAACACAAGAGACATTATTGACAGCCAGAACGCAGGAACAAGAGCAATTCTTGATTATCTTTGCAATGAAAAGATTTCTAACCTGCAGGCTGAAAACAATGACCTCAGACGTGCTGCTTCTCAGGACCGTCAGAGCGCACTTCTCACAACTGCAATGGCTTCACAGACACAGCAGCTTATTAATGCGATTAATCCGGCACCGATTCCGGCATATCAGGTTCCTAATCCGAACACATATTACGGATGCGGATGTAACACTGGATGTAATTGCTGATAACTTCATATCGAGAGTATCTTTCGATTAATTCGGATGTCGGCTTATGCCGTATTACACAGAGGGGCAGGCTGAGACCTGTCCTTTTGTGATATGAAAGGAGTATTTTTATGGCAGAATTTACAAATGTAGCTGCTCAGACTGTAGCAGCAAATGGAAACGTAGTATTTTCAAACACAGCAGTCAAAGGTTCTAACTGTATTCAGCACAGAGAGGGAAGCGGAATCATTACCCTGAGAGGGCTTACTAGCCAGTGTAAAGCAAGATTTTTCGTGGATTTTTCTGGCAATATCGCAATTCCAACAGGCGGTACTGTCGGAGCTATTTCTCTGGCTATTGCAATCTCTGGCGAACCTGTATTATCTTCACAGATGATTTCCACACCGGCAGCAGTAGACCAGTATAATAATGTGTCCTCTGGCATTTATATTGATGTACCTCGTGGATGTTGCGTTAACATCGCAGTAGAGAATACAAGCGATCAGGCTGTTTCTGTTGCGAACGCAAACATTGTCGTAACCAGAGAAGCGTAGGAGGTGTGATTATGAGAGATATTAAAGACTTATGCGCAAGAATCGAAGATGAACTTTCCAAAATCGCTGACAATGGGCTAACCACTGGAAATCTGGAAATGACATACAAACTGATTGATATGTACAAAGATATCAAGAATACGCAGTACTGGGACAAGAAAGTGGAATATTACAACACTGTTCTTGATGAGATGCGTGGTGGCGGATACAATGACGATTACAGTGAACGCGGAAGAAAGCGTGATAGCATGGGGAGATACAGCTCAAATGATGGCAGAATGATGCCGGATTACGACAGGGGCAATTCTTATGCCAGACGTGGTGAACATTATGTCAGAGGGCATTACAGTCGCTCTGATGGGCGAGACGCTTACGATGACTATATGACGCAGAAGCAAAGCTATCGTTCCGGCAAGTCTGAAGACTGCAAGAGGAAGATGCTTGCCGCTCTGGAAGAACATCTGGACGAACTCACAACAGAAATGAGCGATATGTCCAAGGATGCAGAGTGCCGGGAGGAACGCGATCTTGTCAAGAGATATGTAGAAAAACTTCGGGATATGCTTTAAAAACGCAAAAAGTGGTAGAGAGGTAGCTAAAAGAAATCTGTTATAATGTAATTGTGCAGCAGGAAGCACAACGGTTGTTTTAACATTTTCGTTTTATCCTCCTTTCTTAAAGTAGCTGGTACACACGCTTTGATGGAAAGTTAAACAGGTTCGAATCCTGTCGTGTGTATTTGCCGTCTGGCACGCAAGATGGCATACCTCCTTGATTAAGGTTTTTTGTTATTCATGCTTTTCTTTAAAAAAAAGAATAAATATCCGAAACAACTCGTGGTAGGCATAACACGTTAAATACCTTGCTAACCCGGGAATCCGGGTTGTGTGGAATGTAGCTCAGTAGGAAGAGCGGAGATGCTGAATTCTTGACGTCAGAGGTTCAAGTCCTCTCATTCCATTACCCTGCCAGTGGTCTAACTGGCTTAATCCATTTACCTGCGGCGGCAGGTCAATAAACACGACCAGGAGGATATATATGCAGAAACTTATTGACACATTAAAATCGTATGGAATTGAAATCCCGGAAGATAAACAGGCAGATGTGAAGAAAGCACTCTCTGAGCATTATAAGAACGCAAAAGAAGTTGCGAAAACTCTGTCGAAAGTCGAGGGCGAACGTGATGACTGGAAAGAACGTGCTGAGACAGCAGAAGAGACCCTAAAAGGTTTTGACGGCATCGACCCGGCGAACATTCAGACAGAGCTTGCTGGATGGAAGAAAAAAGCGGAGGACGCAGAGAAAGAATTCAATGCGAAAATCTACGAAAGAGATTTTGACGATGCTCTTAAAACTGCATTGGAAAATGTTAATTTTTCATCTCCAGCAGCTAAAAGATCTGTTACTGCTGATATCAAATCAGCTGGTCTTAAGCTTAAGGACGGAAAGATTCTTGGACTTAATGATTTACTTGAACAGATGAAACAGGATGAACCTGATACATTTGTAGATGAATCTCAGCAACAGGCTCAGCAGAATCAGGCAAGATTCACCACTCACGTTGGGCAGCAGCAGACACCGGGAAGCATGACCAAAAAAGATATCGAAGCGATCAAAGACCCGTCTGAAAGACAGGCTGCAATTGCTCAGAATATCCAGTTATTCCAGTGATTTTTTTACACCGACTATACGACAGAGTATAGCCGCTAACCCAATACCTTAATAGTTATGGGTAGAAAGGATTTTTTATATGGCAGCAAAAGCTAATCTTATTATGACTAATGATATTCAGGTAAAGGCACGTGAGATTGACTTTGTAACCAGATTCGAAAGAAACTGGGAACACTTACGTGAAATCCTTGGTATCATGCGTCCAATCAAAAAGACACCCGGAGCGGTTCTTAAATCAAAATATGCAGAGGGTACATTACAGAACGGAAATGTTGGTGAGGGCGAGGAAATCCCTTACAGCAAATTCGTTGTAAAAGAAAAACCCTATGCAGAAATGACTATCGAGAAATACGCAAAGGCTGTATCTATCGAAGCAATCAAAGATCACGGTTACGAGAACGCTGTTCAGATGACCGATGATGAATTTCTCTTCCAACTTCAGACCAATGTTACTGAAAGATTTTACAACTATCTGAAAACAGGTACTCTCTCATTCACGGAAACCACTTTCCAGATGGCTCTGGCAATGGCTAAGGGTCGCGTAGAAAACAAATTTAAGCAGATGCACAGAAATGTGACTGGCGTTGTTGGATTTGTAAATATTCTGGACGTGTATGAGTATATCGGAGCAGCTGAGATTTCTATTCAGAACCAGTTTGGCTTCCAGTATGCGAAAGACTTCCTGGGATTTAATACGATTTTCTTACTGTCTGACAGTGAAATTCCGAGAGGAACAGTAATCGCTACACCTGTTGAAAATATCGTTCTGTACTATGTTGACCCGAACGAATCTGATTTCGCAAGAGCGGGTCTTGTATATACTGTATCCGGTGAAACAAATCTGATTGGATTCCATACACAGGGCAATTACCACACAGCAGTGTCTGAATCATTCGCAATCATGGGACTTACCCTCTTTGCAGAATATATTGACGCTGTTGCTGTCGGAACTATCAACACAACTCAGACACTTGGAACTCTCACTGTAAACTCCGCAGCAGGAAGTAAGAGCGGAGATACAAAAGTGACTGTTACTCCGGCAAAAGTAAGCGCAGGAAATGTGTACAAGTACAAAGTTGCATCATCTGAGACTTCCGTAGACTACGGACAGAATGTGAAGAACTGGAGCGCGTGGGATGGAGAATCTGACATTACCGCAACAACAGGACAGGTAATCACAGTGGTTGAGTGCGACAGTACCTATAAAGCACTGAGCGCCGGACATGCGACTGTAACAGCGAAATTATAAATGTAGGAGGTAACTGGCATGGCTTATGCAGATTATGAATTTTACACAACTTCATATTTCGGTTCAGTTGTGCCAGAAGCCGACTTCCCACGACTGGCGGAAAGAGCCAGTGATTTTGTGGACTTAATGACATTTGACAGGTTGGTGGACGGGCTGCCGGAAAATGAACGCTCTCAGAAGCGCATCAAAAAGGCAGTCTGTTCATTAGCTGAATTAATGTATCAGATTGAGCTTGCTGAAAAGAATGCTGCCAATGCCGCCGTTAGTGGTACATCAACCACAATCGGGTCCGGTGGTAGCACAACAGGCATTGTAACATCTGTAAGTTCCGGCAGTGAATCCATCTCTTACGCCACACCACAGCAGATTGGAGCGAGTGCAAAGGAATGGAGTGCGGTGTATGCCGCCGCTGGGGATGTACAGAAAACGAATGATTTACTCCTTAAGACAGCATTGCCGCTTCTGATGGGAGTAAGGACGGACGATGGAATACCAGTATTGTATGCAGGAGTGTAAATGATATGAAAGATTACGTCGAAGTAAACGATAAGAAATGTTGTGAAGTAGACAACTGCACGTGCGTAAAGTATAAAAACGGCAAAAAGTATTGTATGGGTTGCGGAAACGTAGTCCCAACCAGAAAGGATAAATAATGGATATTTCAACATTAGGCTCATGTGTAGCAATCGTTATGATCTGCTACATCGTAGGAATGGGCTGTAAAGCGTCAAAAAGAATCTCTGATGAATGGATTCCAGTAGTCATGGCAATTACTGGCGGGATTCTCGGAGCAGTCGGAATGGGAATTATCCCGGACTTCCCGGCAACGGACTATATCACGGCAGTTGCAGTCGGTATGTTTAATGGATTGTCAGCAACTGGCGTAAATCAGATTATTAAGCAGACAGTGCAGAAAGAATAATTAAGGAGGTGCATGTCGCGAGACAGCAGTAAGTCCTTTTTCTTAAAAGGAGATGGATTTATTATGCCAAGACCAACAAGAAATTTAACAAATCAAAGATTTGGAAGACTTATAGCCATTGAGAAAGTTAATAAAACAGGGCAATCTCAGTGGCTTTGTAAATGCGATTGTGGAAATAAAGTAATTGTAGCTTCAAATAATCTGATTCGCAAGAATACACTTAGTTGCGGCTGCTATCAAAAAGATAGAGTGTCGGAAGCTAAGAAAATTCATGGAGATAGAAACACACGCTTATACACTATATGGGTAGATATGCGCAGACGCTGTTCCTATATTGGAGATCCATCTTATAAAAACTATGGTGGCAGGGACATTTCTGTTTGTGAAGAATGGGAAAAGTCATTCCTTAATTTTAAGGAATGGGCATTAGGAAATGGATATGCTGAAAATCTTACTATAGATAGAGTAAACGTGGATGAAAATTATTGTCCTGAAAATTGTAGATGGGCAACTTTGAAACAGCAAGCCAACAATAAAAGAGACAATGTTTACGTTACTGTAAATGGGGAAACGCATACATTAACAGAATGGAGTGAAATAACTGGGATTTCCTATAACACTATAATCAAGAGAAGATATCGCGGTTGGAGCGATGTGGACGCAGTTTCAACTCCCGTAAATGTGAGGTGAGATATATCTATAGCAAAATTATAACACTATTCAACTATTACGAAAGTGCCACAACTGGAGATGCGTACTGGTATCCTCATGTTTTATCCGGCGTTGACCTCATTACAGACAAAGGAGCAATCCTTAAAAAGTACGGACCAGACGCAACTGACAACGCACAGTTACACATCCGCTATACCGTCCAGAACGGCGATATAACCATTACTGATAAAGACGGTAAGATTCTTCCATGGGTGCCGCCTAAAGAGTGGAAGCAGCAGATCAACAACGCTCTGGAAGACACTATCACATTCTCAGATGAATCGTTCTTCTGGGAGGGTGAGTGGACTGGCGGAACAGTAACTGATGGTGATTACAGAAATGGATTTTATCAGTACATGAATGAGAATAAGGATAACGTGTTCAAGATTACCAGTGTAGGCGGTCCGTATACACTGATTCCTCACTTCGAGATTCTTGGTAAGTAATATGAGCAAAATTCATCATTTCAAAGGATTCTCCGTAGTTGACGGAGATATGAAAATCAAACTGAATATGGATAGATTTTCTAGGCAATACCAAGAAGCCCAGTATCTCCTTGATGGAATGGTTATGGACAGTATGGTTCCGTTCATGCCGATGATTACAGGGGACTTTATCAACCGGACAAGAGTTGAGAGTGCATCCTTGCAAGGAACTGGGAAAGTATGTGCGGCGGCGGCTCCTTATGGACGTTTTCTGTACGAGGGGAAAGGAATGGTTGATGAAGCAACTGGAAGTCCCTACGCAAGACGTGGAGCAAAGAAAGTTCTTGTCAGTCAGTTTTCTGGTCAGACAGCCGCAAAGGAAAATCTTGAATACACCAAACAGGCTCACCCACGGGCACAAGCCCATTGGTTTGATGCCGCAAAACGACAATACGGCAGTACATGGATTCGCAAAGTAAAAGCACAGGCAGGAGGTGGCAGACATGGCAGATAAGCCAATTGGCAAAGATGCAACTGGATATGAGATTCTGACAGATGCAATGAAAGCACTTCTGAACCAGTATCCCGGATTGTATCAGGGTGAAAGCATCAAGTTCGAAGAGCTGAACAAAGATTCCGGAATCGCTTTCTCGGCAGACAACGGGGCCTTGATCTATTCAGAAAAAGAAGACGTGTGCGGAGTAATGCATCAGGTGTGCCAGTACCCATTTTATGTGGTTTATCGAACGGCATCCGACAAAGAACGGCAGAAGTTATCTGTTCAGAAGTTTCTGGACAGTCTCGGTAAATGGATATGTCGAGAACCAGTTATTATAAATGGCTCTGAGACACGCTTATCTGCTTTTCCAGAGCTTTCGCAAGGAAGAGTAATAAAACGTATCACTCGTGATAATTCCTATGGTTTAGAGCCACAGGAGAGTGGCGTACAGGACTGGTTATTGCCATTGTCAGTACGCTACGAAAATACTTATGAAGTAATATAACGTAACAACCGGCTATCAATTAGAGATAGTCGCTAACCTACACAGCCTTTTAAAAATGATAGGCAGAAAGGACATTTCTATGCCAGTAACAGGAAAAATTGACCGTAAATATATGGCTCATTACATTGATTCAGGTTCCCTCTGCGGAGGACTGACACCGAAATATGAGCGTCTTGGAAAAGATCTGGAAGAGTATAACGTAGAACTCAATCCAGATACTGAAACATCTAAAAACATTCTCGGAGAATCCACATTCAAGCATAACGGCTACGAAGCTTCTTCTGACGCTGATCCGTTCTATGCAGACACTACTTCCGATCTGTTCACAGCATTACAGAAGATCGTAGATGGGCGTCTCAAAGACGACAACCTCAAAACAAAAGCAGTTGAGGTTCATCTCTGGACAGAAGCCACAGCAGGCAAGTATGAAGCATATCAGCAGGATTGTTATGTTGTTCCAACAAGCTACGGCGGTGATACATCCGGCTATCAGATTCCGTTCACGGTTAATTACGTTGGAGAGCGCGTCAAAGGTAAATTTGACATTACTTCCGGATCATTTACAGCTGACAGCGAATAATTTTTTAGGAGGGTATAGGAAATGGCAAAGACAATTAACACAAATATTGATGATGGATTTCTTCTTTTCACATTCACAAATAAACAGGGTGAAGTGTTCTCTTCGTTCAAGCTGAACCCTACTGACATTAACGTTGCAGCAAGAGCGGAAGAATTGGAAACTTTCTTTGAACAGGCTCAGGAATCTGTTAAAAATGTTTCTTCCAGCAAAGAGATGGCGGAGATTAATAAACAGATTGAGGACAAAATCAATTATATGCTCGGATACGAAGCATCTAAGGATTTATTCAAAGAACCAATTACCGCAACAACTGTCTTTGGAAATGGTCAGGTGTTTGCCTATATCGTTCTGGACAAAATCAATGAAGCACTTACTCCGGAAATTGAAAAGAGAAAGAAAAAAATGCAGGAAGTGGTCAATAGGTACACGGAGAAGTATACAAAATGACCGCCTATGAGTTACCCGCCTCACTCAACATCAGTGGGGTGGATTTTTCTATCAGGACAGATTTTCGAGCGATTATTGATATTCTCATAGCCATGAATGACCCAGAACTGGATGAACAGGCGAAAGCTGTTGTTATGTTACAGATTTTGTTTGAGGACTGGCAAAGCATACCCCTGGAACATCTTACAGAAACTTGTCAGAAAGCTTGCGAGTTTATTGATTGTGGTCAATTCGATGATAGCCCGAACAAGTCCAAACCCCGTTTGATGGACTGGGAACAGGATGGAGATATGATCGTTCCGGCTGTGAACAAGGTTGCTGGTAAAGAAATCAGATCAGTACCTTATATGCACTGGTGGACGTTCTTCGGATACTTTATGGAATCCGGTGAATGCCTTTTTAATACCGTAGTTGGAATCCGGTCAAAAAAAGCAAAGGGTGAAAAACTCGATAAATGGGAGAAGAAATTCTATCAAGAAAATAAGAACATTATTGATATAAAAACACGTCTCAGCGACGAGGAGCAAGCGTACAAGGATGCGCTGAATGAGATGTTGAACCTCAAATAGTTAGGAGGTGGACACATGGCTGCTGATGGCTCAGTCATTATTGATACCAGAATGGACACATCAGGCGTGCAAAACGGCGTATCAGCAATCAGGCAGTCTTTTAACGGACTTGGCAGCGTAGTAAAAAAAATAGGCGTACTGATTGGCGGAGCATTTGCGATTGGAAAACTGACGCAGTTCGGTAAGGAATGCGTAGAACTCGGCTCTAACCTTGCCGAAGTGCAGAACGTGGTCGATGTTACATTCACAACCATGTCGGACAAGGTAAACGAATTTGCGAAGAACGCCATGACCTCAGCCGGACTGTCAGAAACGATGGCGAAACAATATGTTGGTACATTCGGAGCAATGTCTAAGTCGTTCGGATTTTCAGAACAGCAGGCTTATGATATGTCAACGGCTCTGACACAGCTAACTGGTGATGTGGCATCATTTTACAACATTAGTCAGGACTTGGCTTATATAAAACTGAAGTCAGTTTTTACAGGAGAAACGGAAACACTTAAAGACTTGGGTTAACAATTAGCTCCCTTACACAGCAATGTGTATTGAATAACATGGTGAACGAAGAAATCTTCGGTGTGTTGCTTTATGAGCAATGCTAACGGTAAAAGCCTAAAATTATTTAAAAAACTTGTGGTTATGACACCTATATGATATAATATTTATAGGAGGTGATTTCCATGAGTGAAGAAATTTGGAAAGATATTAACGGCTACGAAGGTCTGTATCAAGTAAGCAATCTGGGAAGAATAAAAAGTCTTGAGCGTAGATGCAAGGCAAAATGGTATACAAGAAAAGTACCAGAGAAAATTTATTCTCCTGCGCTTGATACTTACGGTTATCCAATAGTCTCTTTGCATAAAGACGGCAAAAAGAAAACAATTACAATTCATAAATTGGTTGCAAATGCTTTTCTTGAAAAGCCGGACGGTTGCAATTCTATTAATCACATTGACGAAAACAAGCAGAATAATTGCGTTGAAAATCTTGAATGGTGTACTGTTCAAGAAAACAATGCTTATGGAACGAGAGTAGAACGATTAAGAAAAACTCAGCAAAGAGCGGTTCTACAATGTGATTTAGATGGAAATGTAATTAGAGAATGGGAGGGGATGAACTTCCTTTGTAGAGAAACAGGATATGACCAAGGCTTAATATCTAAAGTATGCAATAATGTTCACAGACATCGTACTGCATATGGATTCAAATGGAAATTTAAATAATCATGGCAATACCGTGCTAAGCATCGAAGAGTCTCAATAAGAGGCTCTTTTTTGATGAAAGTGTAACGACTATTCCGTAAGGAAGTAGGTTTAGGGTGAAATTCCCTATTCCGAAGTGCCATGCATCCTATTTGGATGAAGAGATAGTCTACTCCCCTAATAAATATCGGGAAACCGAGGGTATAAAGGGTCGTTATGACACAAAGCGCGCTTGACCAGTACGCACTTGCAAACGGCTATGGCAAAACCACATCTGAAATGACAGAACAGGAGAAAGTGGCTCTTCGTTTGGCTTTTGTGCAGAAACAGTTATCGGCTGCATCTGGAGACTTCATTCGTACTTCTGGCAGCTGGGCGAATCAGGTAAGAGTTATGCAGTTGCAGTTGCAGTCTCTCAAGGCAACAGTCGGACAGGGATTAATTAACCTCTTTACTCCTGTTCTGAAAGTTATCAATATCTTACTCGGTAAGTTAGCAACTCTGGCAAATGCCTTCAAGTCATTTACGGAATTAATCACCGGAAAGAAATCATCTGGCCAGACAGGCACAAGTGGTGCAGGTCTTGTCGGAACAGATGCAATAGCTGATACGGCAGACCAATATGGAAATGCTGCCGACAATGCCGAAAAGCTGGCAGATGCAACAAATGATACAGCGGACGCAACCAAGAAAGCTACTAAGGCGGCAAAAGGATATCTTAGTCCTCTCGACGAAATAAATAATTACTCAACGGATAAAAGTGCGGATTCATCGTCAAAAGTACCGGGCGCAACCGGCGGACTTGCAGATCAGATGAAAGATGCTGTACAAAATGTTGATTACGGAAAAATGGCAGAGGGTGAGACAGTCCTTGACAAAATTAGCAAATCAGCTGAAAAACTCGCGAAGCTCCTTAAAAAGCTCTGGAAGCCATTTCAGGACGCTTGGAAAAAAGAGGGTAAGAATACTATTGATGCGGCACAGATTGCTCTATCTGGAATTGCGAAGCTTGCTAAGAGTGTAGGCAGGAGTCTCATGGAAGTCTGGACAAACGGTACAGGTACGACAATGCTTACAACCATGCTAAGGATTGCTCAGAACGTGCTTAAAACTATTGGGAATATTGCATCCGGTTTTGCCGACGCGTGGAATAAGAACAATGTCGGAACGCAGATTATACAGAACATCGCAGATGCTCTTGTGGTGGTTATGCAGTTCATTGAGAGGATTGCCGCAGATACGGCAACGTGGGCGGCAAACTTAGATTTCTATCCGCTGTTAGAATCTATCAGTAATCTGACAAGTGCATTTGCACCAATTCTGGAATCCATTGGAAATGTTCTTGAATGGATTTACAATAACATCGTTCTTCCGATGTTGAAATGGGTTATTGAGGTAGGACTTCCGACAGTGATTAATTTAGTCGCAAAAGTAGCAACTTTTCTTGCTGATCATCAGTCGATTGTTGAAGCGTTCGGCGCAGCCCTAATCGGAGCGTTCGCGGCAGCAAAGATTGCAGAATTAGCATCGGGAGTTATCAAAAGTGCATCTGGAATAGCTACAGCCGTAAAAGGACTTATCGCGTTAATGACTGGTACTGGCGGAATCATGGGTGGAATCAAGGCCATTGCGACAGCAATCGGTACTGGCGGGATTTTCGCGATCGCAGTCGGTGCTGCTATAGCAATCGGAGTTTTGCTGTACAAAAACTGGGATGAAATATGCGCGGCAGCAACAAAATTAAAAGACTGGGTTGTTGAAAAGACTCGTGAATTGTCAGAATCAGCAACACGTACATTAAGCAATTTGAAAGAAAAGATAGCTAATGTTTGGAATATTATTAAAACATCAACATCTACTACTTGGAATGCAATCAAAAAGACACTTTCTGGCCTTTGGAACTCTCTTAAATCCACAGCCAGCACAGTATTTAATGCAATTAAAACTAAAGTTGTAGGCGTATGGGACAGCGTAAAGAACAAGACATCAAAAACATGGGAAAACGTAGCTACGTTCGTATCTAATAAAGTAGAAGCGATAAAAAATGCTATCACTAATAAGTTTAATGCCGCCAGAGATGCAGTCAAATCAGCGTTTGAAGGTATCGTGAATTTTATTAAAGCTCCGATTAATCAGGCAATCAGCATTGTTAATAATGCAGTTGGGATGATTAATAATGCAATTGGTGGAATTGAATCTGCTTTCTCTTTCGGGCCTTGGACTGTTCCAACACCGTTTGGTTCAAAGACTATTGGATTTCATGCAACATTTCCACGTATCGGAACTATCCCATATCTGGCCAGTGGCGCAGTTATTCCACCACGAAGCGAATTCCTTGCGGTATTAGGCGACCAGAAAAAAGGTAATAACTTGGAAGCACCGGAAAGCCTGTTGCGTCAGATCGTCCGGGAAGAGTCAGGAAAAGGACAGGGAGATGGAAACACTTACAATGTTACAGTTAATGCATCTGGCAGAAAACTGTTAGATATTATTATCAGTGAAGCTGAAATGAGAAGAAACCGGAATGGGAAGAACCCATTTGAGTTAGCGTAAGGAGAAAAATATGCCGCAGGAACAATTTAAAATAGACAACGTTGTTATAAGAGCACCGGATAGTTACAAACCGGTGTTCGCAACCACTTCTACGGAAGACTCTAAGAGAAGTCAGGATTTAGTTATGCATAATTCTCCAATGGGAACCATAGGCGGGTATGACATGCAATGGGGCGAGCTTACGTGGGCTGAAATAGCAACCATACTAAATACTGTGCTTAACAAAAGCAAATTCACATTCCACCATAAAGACCCTACTGTTCCGGGAAGATGGATAGACAGAACATTCTACGCATCAAATTTTAATATGGCTGCGCAAACTCTGAAAGATGGGGAAGAAAAGTGGACGGATTTGTCTATTAATGTAAGGAGGATTGAGCCGTTTTGATAAATGCATCTACTCAGTTAAAAGAGGAATCTCTTACAAACAGAAATTATTACGTAACAGCAAACGTTACATTATCAGACGGCACTACGCTCAAATTAGAAAAGAAGGACTTTTTTTTATCCGGAAACAGTCTTGTAGATTCAGCAGATTCTGGGGACTTCCCAGTGGGCGTGGCAATCGAAAAAACAGCAAGTCTGTCATTAGTGAATGACGATGGCCGCTTTGACAATTACAACTTTAACGGTGCAAGATTTGTCATTTTTCTTAATCTTCAGTTATCCAACAAATTAGAAGCTATAAAAAGAGGTACTTATGTTGTATCAAAAAAACCTGCGACAGCGAGCGAAATAAGTCTTTCTCTTTTAGATAAAATGCATAATACTGATAAGACGTATGATTCTAATTTGTCTTTTCCTTGCACTGTTAGAGAACTGCTTTCAGAATGTTGCCAACAGTGTAATATTACGCTTGGCGATGCGACATTCCCGAATTCGAACTTTCAGATTTTACAGTCGCCATCTAACACAACATATCGTGCGGTAATTGGAATGTGTGCCGGGATAGCTGGTGGAAACGCAAGAATTGACGAGAATGATCTGCTCAGAATTGTTACATTTGATAAGGCATTTACCAGCGCAATTATTTATGATGGTGAAACAGCAAAGGATTGGACAAATGGTGATGATTTGGACGGCGGTACGCTTAATCCATGGACAACGGGGACTGTGATTGACGGCGGTACGCTTAATCCATGGACAACAGGGACCGTGATTGATGGTGGTACATTAAGTAAAAGTGATTATCATACATTGTTTTCGATACAAAATTTGCAATATGATGTAGATGACATAGTTGTAACAGGTGTCAAATACATAGAAGACGAGTCAGAATATATGTCGGGTCGAGAAGGCTACGTAATCACGGTAGATAACCAGTTGCTGTCAGGCAATGCACAGGCGGGAGTCGAAGCTATCGGCAACCAATTAATTGGCTTGAGAATGAGGCCTTTTTCATGCGAGGGAATCGCTAACGGATACGCCACTTTCGGCGATCCAGTTGAATTTATTGATACAAAGAATCGTGTCTTTAGATCATTTGTGACAGACATAGAGTTTGTGTTCGGTGGTTCAACAACATGGAGTTGCAATGCAAGGAGTGCTGAAGAAGATGCAAGTGAGTTTATTGGCGAACAGCAGACAGTGGTAGAACAAGCAAAGAAAGATATAGAAAAGAAACTATCTGCCTATGACATAAAGCTCAAACAAATGAATGAGCTTGCAGCAAACACGCTGGGTTTCTTCTATACAGAGGAAATGCAAGAAGATGGTTCTGTAATTACGTACCGGCATGATAAACCTGCACTTGCTGATTCTAAAATAATTTATAAGACAGGTGTCGATGGATTCTTTTTGTCAGTAGACGGAGGTCAGACATGGAAAGCCGGCTTTGACAGTAATGGGGATGCTGTTCTGAATATTCTTTACGCCATCGGCATTCAATCAGAATGGATTAATACAAGAGGCTTCACAGCGAAAGACAATAAAGGGAATACGACATTAAGAATAGATGCCGACACAGGTGCTGTCACATTAGAGGTTGAAAACTTTACGCTAAAAAGTAGAACTATTGAACAAATCGCCAAGGACGTTGTGGATGGGACAGTTCAAAACAATGTGACTATCCCGAACTATTATGGCACGTATGTACCAACATTGCAAAACTATCCGGCATCTGAGTGGAAAAGTGAAGAATATGAAAAGCATGACGGCTCGATTTTCATGAACTTCTCTACGAGCCAGGTATATATGTTTTCTGGGACTAATAGCACTTGGCAGGAACTGGACACTAGAAAAATTATCAATTTTGAAACAGTTTTTAACGCTCTGACAGATAATGGCAAGCAAGAGGGAATTTATATGCAGAACGGGCATCTGTATATAAATGCTTCTTATATTAAGTCCGGCCAGATTTCAGCTGATTTGATTAATCTGAAGAACATCAACGTTACAAACAGTTCTGGAACATCAACATTTGCGATTGATAACTACGGAAATGTTACGCTCAGACCTAATACATTTGTACTGACAAACGGCGATACAATATATAGCGTTGCTGAAGATAAGGCTTCAACAGCACTATCGAATGCGAATCGCTATACAGATAATGCGCTTGGCAATCTCGAAATAGGAAAGATGTCTAAACAAGAGATTATTAATGTGCTAAGTGATAACAGCAGCAATAAAGGTTTGTATCTATCAAATGGCAATGTGTACATGAATGCCGATTATATTAACACAGGTGAATTAGCGGGATGGGAAGTTGGATACAAGAAGCTCACAGCAGACGGCACGTACGGCAAAATAATATTGGATGCGTCGACTGGAGAAGTCTATTCAGAGACGAATACAGGGGTATATGTGCCGGGGTACGGGACATTGTACGGAACACGAATCAGAGGAATTAATCTTTATACAGGAACTGTACACGCAAGCTCAGCCTCGTTTAATACTAGCGTTTCGGCGAGCAGTGTTTCAGCGAGCAGTGTTTCAGCATCAGGAAAAGTTAAAGCAGGCACACACGTAGAAGCCAGTGGTCATTTCTATAGCATCGGAACGGGAACGGACCTTGCAGATGCTTCTATCAGAGGGAAGTTGAAAGTAAGCGGGACAAAATCAAGATCAGTTTCGACGGTAGACTATGATGAACAGCTCTTTTACTGCTATGAAATGCCAACCCCATTCTTTGGAGATATCGGTGAATCCGTAATATCGGATGACGGGACTTGTATGATTGACATAGATGATATCTTTCAGGAATCTGCAAATGTCGGCATTAAATATTATGTGTTCTTGCAAAAAGAAGGAGAGGGCGACTGCTGGATAGCTGAGAAAGAACAGAATTATTTTATTATAAAAGGAACTCCGGGACTTAAATTTTCGTTCGAAATCAAAGCAAGACAAGCTGAATATGAGCATATGCGATTTACTGACCCGGGAGATACGGCTTATACAGACGCAAGAGATATAGAAATCCCGGAACCAAATTATGAGTCAGAAGAAACAGAGGTCTCGGAACCAGATTATGAATCAGAACTTATCAACGACAGATTAAGCATTATCAATCAAATGGAGGTAATATCATGAAGAAGATTTTAACAAGTTTTATGAATCTTAGCACTGGAGAAGGAAGTCGCATTGCTTACACCTATTCAGAAGTAGACGAAAATACAGGAAGTATTATCAGCCAGAATAATAAGGGCAATTTTCTTGTAATGGATGACAATGTACAGAAAAATCTTGATTCTGTAAAGAATTACATAAGGAGCAGTTTCCTTTCATAAGGAGGTAAATCTAATATGGCTGACACATATACAATACAGTTCCGGCGCGGTATGTACGCCGATTTTGATACGTCAAAGGTTCGCCCCGGGGAACCTGTCGCAATCCTTGGTAATGACCCGTCCATTCCATCTGGCAAAGCCCTGTACATTGCATTTGCAGCCAATGATGTAAGACGCTTGTGTTCAATCGAAGACATTTCAGAAATGGTCAACGCTGGAGAATTTACTGGACCGCAAGGTCCTAAAGGTGAAGTGGGTGCAACGCCTATATTTACAATTGGCCAAGTCGACACGCTTGAAGCAGGACAACGCGCTACTGCATCAATTGTAGGAACAGCAGAAAATCCTGTGCTGAATCTTGGCATTCCAAGGGGTGCCTCTGGTAGTGGTTCAGTGAGCGAAGAAGTGATAAATCCGTACAAAGGGAAGACAATTGTGGCGTTTGGTGACAGCATTATGGCTGGCTGGGGATGGAAAGAAGGCACCGGCGTCGTGCAGCCGTTAAAAGAAAAATATCCAGATGCCACTTGGATTAATGAAGCCGAATCTGGTGCGAACTTTGCCATTACATCCAACCCAGAACGCACACCGATCGTAACGCAGATTAGGAGTTACACTGGTGCAGCTGATGCGATCATTTTTGACGGTGGAGTTAATGACATCAATAATAGTATTCCAATCGGATCAATCGAATCTGGATATGATGCTTCGTATAATACGGCTACGTTTTGTGGCGCATTTGAGAGTGCGCTACAATACATTATGGATACGTACCCTTTGGCTGTTAAGCTGTACATTATTCCGCACAGTTTCGCGAAAGACAACTCCTATATCAATAGTATTATGTCGAAAGCAATTGAAATTTGTGAAAAATGGAATATGCCATATCTTGATATGCGTAAGTATGCCCAGATTGCAATGACATCTAAAAACAAAGGCAAATATACGCGAAACGCGAATAGCGGGGTTGGTGATGGTGTGCATCCTACGGAACCATGGTATCGTACATTCTACAGTCCTGTTATTGATCAACAACTTCAGTTTCTTGGCGCAGGACGTGTCGCTGCATCCGTAACTCCGACTGTTGTTCCTGTGACTAGCGTATCTCTCGATAAGAGTACATTAAATATACAAAAGGGAGAAAGCGTAACATTAGTAGTTACCGTAAGACCTTCTGACGCAACGAATCAATCAGTTAATTGGAGCACAAATAATTCAAATGTGACCGTCAGCAATGGAATGGTGACTGGAAAAACTGCCGGCACATCTGTAGTTACAGTCACAACAGATGATGGCGGATATACGGCACAGTGCACTATTAATGTTACTGAGAATACAATTGAACCTGGTGAGAGTCACACGGAATTAGAGTCACTCAGCGTTGACGGAAACTGTTATTTTAACACAGAAATCTTGCCTGATCAGAACACGAATACAGAGACAAAGCTATATATCAAATCAGGGACGATGCATATCTGTGGTGCAAGAGATAATAACTACAAGTACGGCTATACAGTGACGGATAACTTCTATGCTGTTAGAGGTGGGGTATCCAGCGCGGCAAAAAGTGCTCCATACTGGGAAGATGTCTGGGTTATCAAGCAGAACAGAGCAACTGCAACATTCGGAAACAATACGGTCAATTTAGATGAAGTAGGGAACTTTGTTTTGACAAGTCCATTTTACATTGGTTGTATGAGTAAAAATGGTGAAGCTGCTGGTGCTGGGTTGAAAGGAAAAATATATTACTCAAAGATTTATTCTGGAGGTAATCTTGTAGCAGATATGATCCCTGTCAAAAAGTCGGACGGAACGCTTTGTTTGTATGACAGAATTAGAAATAAATATATCTATAAGTCTGGCGCAGGAATGATAACAGAGTAATTGATAACGCGGTATCTGAATCACTAGGTCAGATTATAATGAAACAGTAAAGACAATCTACACGATAATGCAGGAGGTACAATGATGGCAGAATATAAAGGCATAGACGTTTCGGCATGGCAGGGAGCAATCGACTGGGATACCGTAGCAAACTATGGTATGGGCTTTGCGATACTCCGGATCACAGAAGCCGGAAACGTGATTGATAGCTGCTTTGAGAAAAATTACTCCGGATGTCAGAAACATAACATTCCAACCGGAGCATATAAATACAGTTATGCCATGACAGTTGCGGAGATACAGAGTGAAGCCAGAAAAGTAGTGGAAGTTTTGAACGGGCGAAAACTGCAGTATCCGGTCTGGCTGGATCTGGAATGGAATAATCAGAGAAGCCTCGGAGCTGAACAGATCCATAAATTGGCAGAAGCATTCGAAAAGATTATCACGGCAGCGGGATATAAATTTGGTATTTATTGCAATGTGGATTGGTACCTGAACGTAATCTGCAGCCATCTGAAAAAATACGATTTCTGGATTGCACGTTATCCGGCATCAGATAACGGTACTTTACAGGAACGACTCCGGCCGGACTTTGGTGTGGGCTGGCAGTATTCCAGCAAAGCGAAGATACCAGGCATCAGTGGAACTGTAGACAGAAATGTGTTCTATAAAGACTATGCAGAAAGCAAAAAGCAGGAGGGAGGAACAGACGTGGACAAGGAAATTGAAAAAGTTATTCTAATTGCGAAAAATGAAGAGGGTTATCTTGAAAAGAAAAGTAACAACCAGCTTGATAACAAAACAGCAAATGCAGGATCCGCAAATTATACAAAATATTGGCGAGACATTAAGCCGGATTATCAAGGACAGCCCTGGTGCGCAGCGTTTATCTCTTGGTGTTTCATGAAAGCTTTTGGCCTGGATAATGCAAAGAAACTCTTGAAACACTGGCCTTACGTGTACTGTCCAACACTGGGAAAACTGTTTACCCGGAACGCAAACCCGAAAATTGGTGATGTTGTTATCTTTTATCATAACGGGATGTTCACTCATACTGGACTGGTTACTGCAGTAATCGGGGATAGATTTTACACAATAGAGGGTAATACTTCCGGTGCATCCGGTATTATCGCAAATGGTGGCGGTGTATGCGCTAAAAGTTACCTTAACAGTCAGATGCCCGGAACTAAGTTCTGCACACCAGACTATAGCATTGTGTCTAATGCAGTGAATAAACCATCTGACATTAATAAAATACCATCCAATACGATACAAACAGGAGAGAAATATATGTTTAATCCAGAAACAGTAAAAGCAGGAGATAAAAACACATCTGTGCTCCTCTTACAGGAAATTTTAAGAGCCAGAGGCTTTAAAGGCAAAAACGGCAAAGCCTTGAAACTTACATGGACAGCAGATGCGAACACGATTTGCGCTCTGAAAGCTTATCAGGAATCCAGGAAAGAAGTTCTGGAAGTGGACGGAATCTGTGGACCCGCCACATGGAAAGATTTGATTGCCATATAAAAACATCCCGGGGTTAATTCCCCGGGAACTTTATTTATAAACATATTTAGTATCACTTCGGAAATTTTAGACCGTTATCGTTAGTCACACGTTAGTCACAAATAAAAATATTATTTCCTAATATAATAGTGCCCAAAACGCTGTATTTACAGGCATTTGCGCAAATTCTCAATTCCTATTTGTTGGGCACAAACAATAAAATTAGAATAATGAAAATGAAATGTTGGAAATCCTTGTAAAATTGCTGAAAACGTTGATTTTAATAGGGTTTCCGGCATTTCGATAATGATATTTCGGTTGTTTTAGAAAGATAAAAATGGGTTCCGTTAGTCACAGTTAGTCACAAATGGAACTTTTATCTTTTCGATTTCTGCCCGGAGTTCTTCCAGTGTTCTGTGGCCGTACACAGCATTTGTAACATCTCCGCCAAAGGAGTGGCCGAGCATTCGTTTTCGGTCATTCTCCCGTACACCGTATTTTTCACATAGGGCGGAAAAGGTGTGCCGGCAATCGTGCGGCGTGTGTTTCGGATTGCCGACTATTCCCAAACGTTCCAGTGTAGGATAGAACAGTGCTTTTCTATGATGTTGCTGAGTATACACGCATAGTTTTCCATCTTGTGCCAGCACTTTCTGTTCAACAAAATGATATACAGCAGGATGTATCGGAACAATTCTGTTTTTACCGGCTTTTGTTTTGATTCCACCTTGAAAGTATTTCTCTTCCAGGTTGGTTGTAAGTTTTAGCACTTCCCCAATTCTCCAGCCGGAGTAACACATAATAAGAATGAGCTGCACTTCTGGATCGTCGGTATTATTCCACAACACTTGCATCTCCTGATCAGAAAATGGTGTTCCATGTTCGGTGTCATTATCAGCATTGACATGGACATATAACGCCTTGTTTTCTGTCACAATTTCTGAGTAGACTGCATATTTGTACATCTGCTTGAACAGAGTCAAAATAGCCATCTGGCTTTGCTTTTTCAGCTTACAATCATCAATAACCTTTTGCATATCAGGAGCCTTTAAATCTTCGAATATGCGATTGTGCAGAACGGTGCAGTTCGTGTAAGCCGTCCGATATGCTTCCTTTGAACTGTATGACAGTTTTGTCCCATTTGGGAACTTCCACGCATAAAACTGTTTATATACCTCTGAGAACGTCAATTTCTTGATTTCCGGGTGCTTATCCTCTACACCCTTGATTGTATTGTAGTCGGCAATCAAGCGGCTTATAAGAGTGTCTATGTCGGTTGTGGGGGATACCTCAAGAGTCCGCTCCATGCCTGGTTGATACGTGCCGGCTTTGTAAGCTGTCAGGACAGTAAAGCCTTTTATCCAGTCATCCACGTAGCAGATCGCCGGCGGACGTTTTAGCTTGCCAGTATCGTCCGGTGTAGCTGGTGGATGCACTGCGAAACAGTTTCTCCGGTTCTTGCCAAGGTACCGGATAGAGCCGAAGTTATTTGGCAACTTTGGATATTTCTTTCTTTTCTTCGCCATTTTTATTCCTCTTTTCTTTATGTAGCTGCTTTAGGTATAAAAATAACAGCCGAACAAATTTTCTGGGTTGTTCGACTGCTCCGAAGATGATACAATATGTTTGCCAGAATATTACATTTCTTCGGAGATGTATAAACGCCGTCCCGGTACGCCAATGCCGGGGCGGTTTTTATTTTATTCTATTTCTTCAATATCAAGAGAATATCCAAGAACTTCTCCAACGTCTGTGCATTTTCCTTTTAAAGTAACGGTGTCGCCCTTTGACATAGATGCTATTTTAGATTTTTGATCGTCGCTCTTGATGTAACACTGGACTCCAATAATCTCAAAATCTCCATCAGCCATAAGGTCAATATATTTTCCGGCTGCATCAATGTTACTGAGCTTTCCGGTGATCTCAAGATGTTTGCCTTTGTATTTATCAGATGCACCCATTGCATTACTGTCAAGATCAGACATCATATCATTGACTGATACGGCTGTATATTCAATTGGTGTAGGTGTATCAACTTCTTTTGTAGATTCCGTCTTTGCAGATGTGCTGGAAGTGGATGTAGTACCTGAATCCGAATTTCCGCCAACGGCACCGATAACACCAACGGCGACAACCGCTAAAACTACCCATTTAAGTTTTCCACCTTTTTTCTTGCTCATAGAATTGCTCCTCCTAATAGCTTTATTCGCCACGCTTCGCACTTTTTATGCGGATTATGTATTTTGTACCGCTGATTTTGCAACATTATGTAAAGTACGGTTATATGTGGTATTTTTATTTTATCATTTTAAGAGCATATTGTAAAGATTTAGAACGAAATAGAGTGATTTAGATGAAAAAGAAATGTTTTTTTCTATAAAATAGTGAGAGTTCATGTATATCATTGGCAGTTGCCAAGAGTCGGAATAGATGGTATAATAGCAAAAACGAACTAATGTTCGGTTCTATTTCCCACAGCCGAACATATACTGTAGTGTAGGTGGTAGTTATGACAGGGAGGGTTATTATGGATTATAAGAAAGAGATTATTGAGATGATACAGAAAATACATAGTGAATCAATGATAAAATTTATTTACGGGTGTGTAAAAAGGGCTTATAAGGAAGAAAGGGCAGGAAAATGATTCCTACCCTTGTGTTTTAGAAAATAAACTTCTCAAAAAAATCACATAACAAATCTTTTTTATCGGGCGGCAGGTTATCGTATTCAAGAATTATTCTTTTGAAACGAGGGTCTGACTGCTCGATTTTTGTAACTACATCTCCAAATTCAATATCAGGGTCTTGATTCTCTTTTAAATCTGTCAAATCTGACATTCTTATTCGGAAATAATCGGCTAAGGCTCTAATCTTTCCGGTTCCCGGCATCGAATTGCCTTTGCACCACATATTAAATGTAGATGCGTTTGTTCCAATGGCTTCAGCGATTTCCTTTTGCTGTTTCCCACTTCTTGAAATGTACTTATTAAGATTATTCGAGAAGATCTTTTTCTGCTCTTCAGTTGTCATGGTCGTCATGATTCTTTTCCTCCTTACATTTTGTATTGTACATCATATTTATAAAAAATTCAATAGTTAATTCAATTATTTTGAATTTTGGTGTTGACAATTCAATACAGTTGAATTATAATAAGCTCAGAAGTTAAGAAAGGAGATGAGCAAATGCCAAAAATTTCATTAGAAGCTGTTCGAGTAAACGCAGGATGCAATCAGAAAGAATGGGCTGAAATATTCGGTATTTCCAATGCAACTGTAGTTAATTGGGAAAAAGGAAAAACAGAGCCGACATTATCACAACTCAGAAAAATGAGTGAGCTTTCTGGAATTCCTATGGACTTTATTTTTGTGCCAAATAACTTCAATTAAATTGAATTAGAAAGGAGCATAAATGGACGCATTACAATTTAATAAAGCCGTCAGTCAGCACTGCAAAGAATCTGGTGGAGACTGTTGCAAATGTGACCTTCGGCTTTACTGTTACCTATCGCCAAGTGAGCGACCAGATGAGTTAGTGAGCCTGGTTATTGATTTTTTGCATAACCACATTGAAAACCATGGTCATTATACCCATCACAGCGCGGCTTCATTTCCGTGTATTGATGATATGGACATGAGCACCGCAGTAGGTGGCGACCGCTATCAGAAACCTCATACTCTTCATAAACAGTCACGTGTTTGTGAATCTTGTGGCAATGATACAGTCGTGTAATTGTTTCAACCATATAATTCCCCTTTCGTTATACTCAGCATGTCGGTGCCTGTAAATGCATTATAGGTAGAGGGGAAAGGAAATACAATAGGTTGATGGGAAGACGAAAGATTTTTCTAAAAAAATAAGAAAGGAGTATGAAATGAGCGAGGTTGATACTTACATCAAAGAAAATGCAGAAGTCCATCAGTTCGCTGCAGAGGTTGCGAGAATCATATCAGGCATTCCACAGATGCCGGAATTCTCGTCAGAAATTCTGACCGTAGCCGACGCGAGCCAATTGATCGGACTTCCTGTAACAGCAATCCGGGCAGGGATTGTGTACGGATGGTTGCCAATTGGAGTGGCTGTGCAGAATAACAAGCCAGCAAAAAGCCTTTCCGGTGGACGAATTACATACATCATAAGCCCTAGGAAAGTTTATGAAGTAACTGGTCATGTCTGGAAAGGCAAAGCTGCTCTTAATAAGTAGGTGCTCCGGAGGGAGCTGGAACCTCCACCCCGGAGCTTGCATCTACTAAATCGCGCTTAGTAGATACAGGTTAATTATAAGCCTCTATCTGCTAATTGTAAAGACAAATAAGAAAAAATAAGGAGAAATTAGCACGATATGAGTGAAATTAAAAGCGAAAGCCAGCCAACATGGGCTGACATCGAAGTAGCACTTGCGACTGAAATTGTCGAAGAAAGTAAGAAAAAGTCAAGAAAGTGGTTTACCGCATGGATTGTAACAGCCGCCGCACTGGTAGCGAGCAACCTTGCGTGGATTGCAGGAGAAATGAAATAAAATGAAAGAGTATATGCTAATTGCTGTTTGTATGCTTGCCGGGAAATATGTAGATATACCTATTTGGCTGAACATCTTTTTCGGTATCTCGGCAGCATGGGCGGTGCGCCAGATGAAAACAGACTGGCAGTAGGAAATAAGGAGGATAAGAAGATGTTTGAGAAAGAGATTGATGAAATTTATGAACTTTGTAAAAGAGTTGTGAACGAAGTTCCGACAGCAAATATCACCTTTGATTTTTCGGGCTACGGTTTGGGAGTAAGAGGGGTTAAAAGGGAAGAAGATGTTCTCCTTCTCAAAGACAAATTTGAATGGGATTTGTACCAAAACGTATCTTTTAACCCATTTTATGAGAAGGAAAGTCGTGAAAGCCTCAGAATAATCAAAGCTTTCTTGTTAGAACTTCTGATAGATGGGAAGTGTCCAAATGAGTAAACAGATAGCAATTATGAAACTTCTTCCCAGTCTGGAGATAGCAGGATGTATTAATGAACTGCTCAGAGAGCTTCAATCCAGAGGTGATTACATTCTGGATTATGAAAACTGCGACATGTCTCTTGACCATGTGGAATACCACAAAGCCGAAGATATCGACGGAGAGAAGTTCGGGGATGCATCAGATAACCTTTATTGTTTCTTTAAGGCGGTGTAAGTATGGACGAACGCATTCAAGAAGTATTGAGATTAATCGACATACAGCTTGCTACAGTGCCGGATAATCCAATTGAAGAACAGTACAAGGCAAGAACATTGGCGAGCTACGTACAGGCCTTAAATGGGCTTTTAACAGCTCAGAAAGTATATAAGGAGGAAGGTAATGAGCGATTTTGAAATCCGTATTCCGGCAAGGAAGAAACAGCCTGTAACCGATAAGGATAACCCGGTTGTGAAAGTATCAGCAGGTGCATACAACGCACTGGTTGAAATCTATAACGAATCAACCTTATCAATGAAAGATATTGCGAGTTTGCTGATTATTGAGAGCAGTAAGCATGTGGTTTATGACAAGGAGGAATAGAAGTGAATATATATGAGAAGTTAGGTATTATTCAGTCAAAGTTGAAAGCCCCTAAAGGACAGTACAATTCCTTCGGGAAATACAAATACAGGAGCTGTGAGGATATTCTGGAGGCTGTAAAACCGCTTCTGGCAGAAACAAAGACTGTGTTAAGCGTCACAGATCGGATGGAAGTTGTCGGGGATAGAATATACGTCAGGACAGAAGCTCATCTGAACGACTGTGAAGATACCGGCGAGATTACAACCGTTGCTTATGCAAGGGAAGAAGAGTCAAAAAAAGGTATGGATTCTTCCCAGGTTACAGGCGCAGCGTCATCTTATGCAAGAAAGTATGCACTGAATGGTTTGTTCTGCATTGATGACAACAAAGACAGTGATTCTACTAATACAGGTAGCAGTGGAAAAACAGCAGCTAAAAAGCCAGAATCAAAAGAACCTGTTGAGATGATTACTTCAGAAAATGTAATGAGCATCCAGAACATCATTGACAAATATCCGAATTCTAACTTGTTTGAACAGATTAAAACTCGTTTCAAGGTAGACAATGTGAAAGGACTCACAAAAGAAAAAGGGCAAAAATGTCTCAAAATGTTGATTGAGTACGATAAACAGCATAGTGGAAAGGAATAAAAAATGAACAAAGTTATTCTTACAGGACGATTTACAAGAGATCCAGAAGTCAGATATACAAATGATGGAACATCAATCGCAAGATTTTCCATTGCAGTCAATAGAAGATTTGTAAAAGAGGGTTCTGATCAGAAAGCGGACTTCCTTAATTGTGTTGCATTTGGAAAGTCTGCGGAATTTATCGAAAAATATTTCAGAAAAGGTATGAAAGCAGATTTATCTGGAAGAATCCAGACAGGATCCTATATGAATAAAGACAGCGTGAAGGTATATACAACAGATATTGTTGTCGAGGAAATCGAATTCGGCGAAAGTAAAGGTTCTTCACAGGCGCAGACAGCCTCACCTACACCGAATCCAGAAGCCGACCCGGACGGCTTTATGAGCATTCCTGATGGTATCGACGAGGAGATGCCATTTAATTGATACAGATTGATAGCAGAGAACATCAGAAAGTTATTGATGGCATTAAAAAGGCATTTGACGAGGCAGGGGAAAAATGGTTCGTGTCGAAGCTGTATGTGGGTGATTACATGAATTATGATAACCCACGTTTAGTAGTTGATAGAAAACAGAACCTTGCAGAATTATGCGGAAATGTATGCCAGCAGCATGAAAGATTCCGATCTGAAATTATCCGGGCGAATGAAGCAGGAATAAAACTTGTCTTCTTATGCGAACACGGGAAAGGAATCGAAAAGCTGGACGATGTTCTCTGGTGGGAGAATCCCAGGGCGAAGAAACGGGTTAAGAAAAATGGTATCTGGATTGAGCAAGAACAGAAAGTTATGCACGGCGATACGCTGTACAAAATTCTATACACAATGCAGAGAAAATATGGCGTTGAATTCCTATTTTGTGACAAGAAAAATACTGGAAAACGAATAATGGAGATTCTGTCGGATGGACAAAGAAACAATTAAACAGCAGAACAGTATGAGAGATATTCTTGCCAGATACGGAATGATTCCGAATAGAGCTGGCTTTATCAGTTGCCCATTTCATTCCGGCGACCGTACCGCGTCCATGAAAATCTACAAAGACAGCTATTATTGCTTCGGATGTGGTGCGACTGGTGACATTTTTACATTCGTCCAGAACATGGATAATTGCGATTTTAAGACGGCTTTTCAGATTCTTGGTGGAACATACCATAAACCTGATTTTTCGTCCAGAATGGCAATATATCACGCTCAGAAGCAAAAAGAAATGAGAGAGAAAGCAGAGCGGAAGAAAAATGAAGAATTGCAGGAATGTTTGTCCGATATTGATTTTTACAGGTCTATTCTTGGCAGAGTAAGGCCATTATCAGATGGCTGGTGCGAAGCATGGAACAAATTACAGCTTGCATTATATAAGCATGGATTTCTAACAGGATTGGAAGAAGGTGATTAAAGAAAATGGAACAGATTAACAAGCTCACATCAGAATCAATTCTGGAAGAAGAAGTGTTTAATGAGATATTCAAGCAAGAAGATGAGATTTACAAGGCACGTTTGACATTGACTCTTCTGGACAGAGCGAAAGAGCTTGGAGTTAAGAAGAAATTTGAAGATTTACTAAAAGCTTATACCAAGGTTCAGAAACAGATAATCGAGCAAGAGAAAAGCAATAGGACGTTATCTATGCTGGATCAGTGGACTAATTTCTCCGATTGTGAATATGACAGAATGAAATGTCTTAACTGGATAGCAGATGATGACGGAATCAGAATATCAAACACAAATCCAGGATCACCGGACATTATAGCCTGTTATCATCCTATTCTTCCGATTGAACGAATGAAGAATCTGGAGACTGGGGAAGAACAGATAAAGTTAATCTATAAGAGGAATAATAAATGGTCAGAGGTTATTGTTCCAAAAACCATGGTTGCATCCGCCAGTAAAATTGTTGGTTTATCCGCGCTTGGTATTTCAGTGACTTCTGAGAATGCGAAGTTCCTCGTACGGTATCTGTCAGACGTTGAGAATGCAAATGATGATTATATCAACATCCAATATTCCTCTAGTAAAATCGGGTGGATTCGAGATTATTTCCTGCCTTACGACAAGAATATCGTATTTGATGGTGATATGAGATTTCGACAGTTATACGAAAGTATCAGTGTAGGTGGCAGCAGAGCAGAGTGGTATGAACATGTAAAAAAGGTTCGTGCTACTGGAAGAATCGAACCAAAAATCATGTTGGCCGCAAGTTTTGCAAGCATTCTAATTAAACTGGTCGGCGCTCTTCCGTTTTTTGTGGACTTATGGGGTGAAACCGAGGGCGGTAAGACTGTGACGCTTATGTTGGGAGCTTCCGTCTGGGCGAATCCAGGCGAATCACGATATATAGGAGACTTCAAGACAACAGATGTGGCCCTGGAAGCAAAATCCGACATGCTAAACAACTTACCGCTGATTCTGGATGATACCTCTAAAGTGTCGGCTAAAATCAGAGATAATTTTGAAGGTATTGTATACGATTTATGTTCCGGAAAAGGAAAGAGCCGTTCCAATAAGGAACTAGGAGTTAACCGGGAGAATCGCTGGCAGAATTGTATCCTTACTAACGGCGAACGTCCACTGGCCGGGTATGTCAGCCAGGGCGGAGCGATTAACCGAATTATTGAGGTTGAGTGCTCTGAAAAGATATTTGACGACCCGCAGCTTACCGCAGATACCCTTAAAAAGAACTACGGGTACGCAGGAATCGATTTTGTAAATGTAGTCAAAGAAATGTCCATTGATGATATAAAAGCCCTGCAAAAGCACTATCAAGGGCTTATACAGGACGATGACAAGATGCAGAAGCAAAGCATATCAATGAGCATTATCCTGACAGCAGATAAAATCGCAACAGATCAGCTGTTCCATGATGGCCAGTACATTGACATTGAGACGGCTAAGAATCTTCTGACAGAGAAAGAAATGGTATCTGAAAACGAACGCGCTTACTGGTTCGTGCTTGATAAGATTGCCATGAACGGAATTAAATTCGATGATAACCCAGATATAAAAACAGAAAGATGGGGAATTATCGACAATGATCCGGTAGAGAAGACATCAATCGCAATAATCTATAGCGCAGCGTTTGATGATTTATGTAAAATCGGAAGATTCTCCAGAAAAGCATTTTTATCATGGGCTGTTAAGAAGGGGCTTGTGGAAACCGACAGCAGAGGTTATCCGACCAAGGCGAAGAAACTGGACGGAATTGTTACAAAATGTGTGTTCTTGAAAATTGTAGATGAAATTCCAAAAGGTTTTGTGAATTGTAATGATGATTTTGAGATTACAGACGATATTGTGTTTGATTGATAAACAATTCGTCCAAAAGGTAACCGGGTAACCTAGGTAACCTTTGATTCTGTATATATATATTTGAGTATTTATATGCACATATTGAGTATAAAAGTTTCCCTATATGAGAAAGTCAGGGTTACTCGGTTACTCGGTTACCTACCTGTAAAATCAATGGTTTACACAAATTAGTACGGTTACTTTACGGTTAACAAAGGTTACTTATATTAAAATAATATAAATATATTATATTTATAAAATAAAATTAAATAGAGCGTATACAGTATATTGTATACAATATTCAAAGGAGATGATAAAAATAAAAGTAGAAGCAAAGGATATTCCGTATATTCAAAAATTTATGACTGAATTTTGGAAAACTATAAAAGATTTCTATTCAGCCGAACTTACAGATGAATATTCCAAGCAGGCTACTGATCGTCTGATAGAGCTTGGAGAGTATGCGGAAATGTGCCCTGATGATAATGATAAACAGTTTATTAAGAATTGTCTAGTTGCTTTTAATAAGTTATTAGATTCCAAACAGAGGGAAGTGAGAAAGAATGTACAACACTAAGAATAAATACGAGCAGGGACAGGCACTTAGAAGAGAAATCTACATGTATGTAGTAAGCTACTTTAAACTTGTTGGATACGCACCATCGGTCAGCGAGATTTGCGAGAAGGTAGACGCAAGCAGAGCTACCATCTGGAGACATTTAAACCAGCTTATTGATGATGGGTTGCTTAAAACAGCACACCCCAGTACTGATAGAGCCTATGTTCCGACAGGATACGGGTTCGGAAAGGCGAAGAAATGAACAAAATGCGTGAATATGAACGTGGCAGGGAAGATGGTCTTGACCTTGCTAGACGAATCACCAGAAATGGCGGTCTTGAAGCTCTCGAAAAGGAATGCAGATTCAGGGGAGTAACAGGAATACATACTTCCCTGGCAAGAAAGGATCTGGATAAAGCATCTGAGAAAATCAAGCTGCTTGTATCTGAATGTTGCGTGATCATGGCGATAGCTGTTCTGCATGATGAATTTGGATTTGGTCAGAAAAGATGCCAGAAGTTCATGGCAGGCATGGACAAAGCTTCGGACTATATCGACCAGGGCTTGGCTGAATGGATTGATTATGTGCAGGCTATCAAGGAAGAACTGGGAATTGAATTAAGCTTTTCAGGAGAAATAAAAAGACATGCAGAATAACGGACAGGTAGCATTTGGATAGGAAATCATGGAGGACTGCACAATAGCGTGTCAGTTACTTACATGGGGAAAGTGAGACAAGTAATGAATATTGATAAAGCAAAATTGAAATTAGGAATTTGGTACGAAGATGAGAATGGAAATGTGATTAATCAAAAAGAAGATTTAATGTGGGAAGCACCGGAAAAGGCAAGAACGTATCATTCTTGTTTCCCACTGCAAATAACGGAAAGCATTTATGCGGTACATAGCAAATCTCAAAAGGAAACGTGCAAACACAAAAGAAAATATTGGAAAAAGGATACAGGTCTGATAAAGGGATTAAAAGGCCATATATGCACTAATTGCGGGTGTAGCCAAACAAGAAAGTGGTGGCAACCATGGGGAAGAAAATGGGATTATGGAACGGGTACTACACCACTTATTGACTTACATACAAGTATTGGAGGAGGAAATCAAGATGTCATAATGGCAATGGTAAACAGCGGAGATTATACACTACAGGAAGCACTCGTTGTTTATTCTACGGCCTGTGAAAGATGTATGAATGTACTTACATACAAGTATTTGAATGGAGCGGATGGATATGAAGAATATTCAGACGAGTGGGAAAAATGTAATACTGAATGCGATTTTTGTAAGATTAAGGAGGACGCAAAATGAAATTATATTTCTACATTTTAGACAGTAACAGAGAATACAATCCAGAAACTAAAACATTAGGAGACTATATTTTCAAGATCAGAGTTGAGGAATGCGAGGTAATGGAAAAACCAAAGACGTACAAAGCAGTAACACAGTTTCCGGAAGGAATTTACATCGGATACGTGAAAAAGGAAGATATCGGAACAATTTCTGGTCATTCAACGCCGTACATTGCGCTGACAGTACCGAATTATCAGTTTGTAAAAGATAGATTCTTAGAAAAATATAACGTTGAAATCAGCAGGCTCAAAAAAGCAATCGCTATGTACGAGGATAAGATAGCTGCGATTGAGGATTATAAGGAGGACGCAAAATGTTAATCAGAAGTCAGGATAAAGAGATATTAGTTAATTTTAATGTATCAGCTGGTATCGAAATTGCAGAAGGGACTACAAAAACAGTTGTAACATCATATATCACTGGATGCAGTTATTTGCTCGGAGAATATTCCACAAAGAAAAAAGCTATCAAGGTACTGGGCATGCTTCAGGAAGCCTATGTAAATGGACATATTGATTATCAGATGCCAGAGGACAGTGAGGTGGTTGTATGATTACATTCTTATTAGGATTCACCCTTGGAACCATATTCGGAGTGGCTGGTCTTGTATGTGTGGCAATCATGTACGACAAGCACCACCCAGACGATTAGAAAGGAGAACGGTATGCTGACAAGGAACAAAAAGCTGAAAGACTTCCCGGCGGAGTACGGATATCTGCTTTCCAGTGCTGCCTTGTCAGCTTGCCCGAAGAACACGGTGATAGCGGATATGGTTATTGAGAATATCCTACACCGGAAAAGTTACAGGAAAATCAGCAAAGAAAGATATATCCCGATGAACCCGAAGGACTTTTACGGATACAGACGCAAGACCGTCGCTGTACTGTATGAGAGGATGCGGTTGTTGGGAATGTGGGAGGATGAATAAATGCGTTTAATTGATGCAGACAAAATAATTGACTCTCTTGGAAATTCGGATATGGATTTTGCAATAGGTGCAGTTATTGACGAACAGCCGACAGTTTTTGATGTAGATAAGGTTGTGGAGCGGGTGAGTAAATCAGTATTGGTAATAGATACACCAGAAACTTGCTTAGATTGTAGATTCTGTTATGAATTAGATGAAGGTGTTGAAGCATGTTGTTCAATCTCAGATGACGATAAAGACGCAAGTCTCATGAAGAAGATTGATTGTGAATATGGATATTGCCAAGGCAAGCCTGACCGGTGTCCATTGAAGCCATTGCCGGAGAAAAACACTACCGAGAACGATATGACGGATTATCAATGTGGGATGGTCGATGGTCGAAATCAGTGCATTGATGAGATTACAGGAGGAAACGCAGATGATTGACTTAAAAAATACATGTGTTCTGGTCAGGACAAAAGAAGAAAATGAAATGCTTCTCAAAGAAGCTGAGAAACAGGGATTCCATTGGTATTTAGAAGGTTATTGCAAGCCATTGCCAGAACAACACTTTCCAGACATTTTAAAATTTTATAATAACAAAGATGTGGTGCACAGCGCACGTATCGAAGCAGAGTGTGATACTTTCTATGAGGCATCAGAACTTCTCGGGACAAAAGAAATGACAGTAAGAGAGTTTATTGAGCGGATTGTAGATATATGCGGTTGTATCGGTAGTTGGCGTGAATGTTCGCAATGTGTGTTTGATGCAAATAATACTAAGTGTAAGAAGGATTTGTGTAATGTAGGTAATTGGAAAAATAATATAGACGAAATCCTTGAAATTGCGAAAGCAGGAAGAACTACAATTTTTACACCTGAAGAGAAAGAAATTAACACACTTGAGAAATTTATTAAGAATCCAGACCGCACGGTATTGAACGATGAATTTATTGAGTCTTTGAAGTTGGCAGTTGAGAAGCTGAAAGAGGTGAAGTAGATGGAGAGATTAACACTTGATGAAGCTATTAAACACGCAAAAGAAGTAGCAGATATGAATTATAATGACGCAGAAAAATTTGACTCAAATGATTCTGTAGAAAATTATATGAAGGCTAATTGTATGAAATGTGCAGAAGAACACGAACATCTTGCGAAATGGTTAGAGGAACTGAAATTTTATAAAGACTTAGAAGAACATGGCTTGTTTGTGAGATTGCCGTGTAAGGTTGGAGATACGGTTTGGGTGGTAACATCGCCAATTAATGTGTTTGGTTATGATGAATATGATGGAGATGCGGAATATGAAGTATATGAATCTTTTTTATCAAGCGTATCTTATTATGCGTCTGGAGAACAATTCAGAATTTACGCAAAAGTAACGAATAGTTTTATTGTGGCATACTTTAGAGAATGTGATTTTGGAAAATCTATATTCCTCACCCGTGAAGAAGCTGAGAAAAAATTGGAGGAGATGCGAAATGTTTAAAGTATTTAACCGTTTTAAAAAGAAAATGCCAGTGAAAACATGTAACACATGCAAATATTGCAGATTCAATGTGGATTTCAGAGATTTCTTTTGCAGGAATAGCAAATCGAAAGGAAACGGAAAAGCGGTTGCATTAGACGATTATTGCGAAGAATGGGAGGATTAAAATGAAACCAGAAGAAGCATTAAAAGAATTAAGCTATGATGACACAGCCTATGGCGGTGAATGTACTTACGAAGTTAGAATGAAAGCCATTAAAGCATTGGAAAAACAAATTCCTAAGAAAATCACAAATATGAAACATATTCTTGATTTTTCTGGAAATTATTATACTTCAAGAGGAAATTGTCCTTGCTGCAAAGAAGGACTTAATAGGTCTTTTATTTATTGTAATAAGTGCGGACAGAAACTTGATTGGGAAGGAAGTGAAAAGCCATGACAGACAAACCTACACCAGACATAACGCCAAACCTTGCTATATCAGCATATTACGTACTACAGCAATATTGTGCTGGACAGCCAGCGGATTGTAAAGGCTGCGGATTCTACGAACATTGTCCAGAATGTTTTCGAGGCATGCCATGTGACTGGAGTTTGAATGAAGAAGGTGAAATAAATGAATCTTAGAAAAGCTACACTAACCGACTATGGAGTGCCGCCGGACGATATACCGGCGCTTCAAAGTCATTTTAGACACCTTGACGAGAATGACAAGTACAATCTTCTGCAAGTGTCAATCAAATATGCGCCAGGCATAGAAACGCAGATATACGACAGTATAGTGAACTGCATAGGATACCGGACAATGGAGCGATTCCGGGATATACCGGTATCTGAAAATGATTTCTACGGATATAAGCGCAGGACTATGGCAGAATATTATCATCTGGCAAAATTGACCGGAAGATTATAAAATTGATAAAAACTAAAAGTGGTGTAGAGGTACATAACCCCTAGTGTGGTATTATAGTATATATAACTATAGCTATGCTAGGGTGTTTTTATGTCTGGAGGTGAGAAAGTTAATATGGCAGGAAAGTACGAATATTGGCTTTCTCAAGAAGGTCAAGTACTTTTACAAGGTTGGGCTAGAGACGGTTTGACCGACGAACAGATTGCAAAAAATATGTGCATTTCGCCATCAACATTATATGAATGGAAAAAGAAATATTCGGAGATTTCGGAGTCCCTAAAAAAAGGGAAAGAAATAGCTGATTACTTAGTAGAAAATGCACTTTTCAAAAATGCTCTCGAGGGAAATACCACGGCTCAAATATTCTGGTTAAAAAACAGAAAACGTGATAAATGGAGAGATAACCCAGAACCGGAAATGAAAGAAGAAAAAGAGGAGGGCATAGTAATTGAACTTACCAGAAACGGAGAAAAGATATAGAGTATATAAACATACTGTGCCTGATGGCAGAGTGTATATAGGAATGACTTGCAAAACAGTAAAAGCAAGGTGGGACAGCGGATATTACGGAAACGATGATTTCTTCAAAATTATAAAAAAATATGGTTGGGAAGGGATTAAGCATGAAATTATAGCCGATAATCTCACCAAAGAAGAAGCTGAATTAATTGAACGAAAAAGCATTGCAGAACATCGAAGCAATGAAGAAAAGTACGGGTTTAATTTTGACAGTGGTGGAAATTTCGGAAAGAAGCGTTGCACTCGTACAAAGAAGAAAATGAGCAAGACAGCAACGCAGCTTCATTTCGGCGATAGGCTGCACACAAAAGAAGTTGTAGCTAAAAGAGCAATAACTCAAACAGGAAGAAAGCTTTCAGACGAAACCAAAAGAAGAATTGGCGATTCCCATAGAGGTAGTAAAAGTGTTTCAGCCAAAAGGGTTAATCAGATAGACAGATACAATGGTAAAATAATAAAAACATGGGACTGCACTATGGACGTGGAGCGAGCGTTAGGCTATAAGAATAGTGCCATTTCTCGATGCTGTTCGGGTGGACGTCCCACAGCCTATGGATATGTTTGGAGATATGAAGCAGTATGAAAATATCCGCAGATGATTTATTTCCGTATAATTTCGATAATGTGCTAAGAGATATTTTAGAACACAAACATACTTATTATGTATTCAAAGGTGGACGTGGAAGCTGCAAGTCTTCTTTCGTGAGCATTGTCATTATATTGCTAATGACAAGAAAAGAGAATAGAGATAAGCATTGTATCATATTCAGAAAAACAGCGAACACATTAAGAGATAGCGTTTTTTCACAGATGCAATTTGCTATATCAGCATTGCATCTTGATGGTGATTTTAAATGTACTGTCAGCCCAATGAAAATAACATATATGCCGACTGGACAGACTATAATGTTTCGTGGCGTTGATGATAGAATGAAATTAAAGTCGTTAAAAGCTCCATTCGGATACTTTGCTTTTGCATGGCTGGAAGAATGTGATACTTTTACCGGAATGGAAGAAGTACGAAGCATCTTGCAGTCATCGATGCGAGGTGGAAAAGACTACTGGACTTTTATGTCATTCAACCCACCAAAAACAAGACATAACTTCATGAATGAGGAAGTATTAATCCAGAGAGACGACAGATATGTTCATTCTTCTGATTACAGAACGGTTCCAAAGGAATGGCTTGGACAACAGTTTTTTGACGATGCCGAACATCTTAAACAGATTCGCCCAGAAGCCTATGAGCATGAATACTTGGGCGTTCCGAATGGTGACGGCGGAAACGTATTTGAATATCTGGAGATTAGAGATATTACAGATGAAGAAATCAGTCGCATGGATCGTATTTTCGCTGGCGTAGATTATGGATGGTATCCGGACCAGTTCTGTTATCTCCGAACTTATTACGATTCTGCTAGAGAGAAAATATATCTGATTGACGAATTGTATGTAAATAAATGGAGCAACTCCAAGACCGCTGATTGGATCAAGAAAAAAGGCTATGACGATTATACGATGATATGTGATTCTGCGGAGCCTAAGTCCGTGAACGATTTCCGGGACGCCGGACTTCCTGCCAGAGGAGCAATCAAGGGACCGGGCAGTATCGAGTATGGTTTTAAGTTCTTACAGACTAAGACCCTTGTCATTGACCCGAAGCGAACGCCGAACGCATACAAGGAAATTACGGAGTATGAGTATGATCGGGACAAAGAGGGAAATGTAATAAGTGGCTATCCTGACGGAAACGATCACGCAATCTCGGCACTTAGGTATGCTTATGAGCCGTTATTTAACAGAAGGGGGTACAGTGCATAATGTGTAAATTTTGTGATAATTTAGCTTCCTGCAAAGAATATTATGATAATCTAGAATGCAAGAATAACAAATATATATACGGCTGTATGTTGTATATGTACATGAAAGACCGAAAAGGAAGCATTACTTCCAGACCGTTTGACCTTAATTATTGTCCGATGTGCGGAAAGAAGATAGCGACAGGTGACTAAAATGTTAGATAGGTACTTTTCAGATGAAATAAATAAATTCTTAAGCATCGGTTTAAAAATATATGGATCATCTGACATTAACGAAATCTTAAAAGTTATAGAATATGAAGACATTATTGTGCGAGATACTTCTGTAAGATGGATGGATTTTAAAAGGTAGATTAAATGGGACTTATAACAACACTAAAAAGGTGGTTTAACATGATTTTCAAAAAACAAGCCGAAGAGGATTTTAATATCCAGGCAGCAGAATTTCCAGAGATGGAATCGCTGATTAACCGGTGCGCGAACATTTACAGGGGAGTTCCGGAATGGATAGATGACAAGAATAATATCAAGACGATTAATTTTGCAAAATCTGTGTGTTCTGAGACTGCCAGACTTGCAACATTGGCGATCGGCATTCGAATTGACGGCTCTGCAAGGGCGGCATGGCTACAGGAACAGATTGACAAGGTATATTTCCAGATCCGTCACTGGGTAGAATACGGCTGTGCTTACGGAACAGTATTTATCAAACCAAACGGTGAGAGCCTTGACGTATTCACTCCGGCAGACGTGATGATTGTGGATTATGATAATCAGGAAATCAAAGGGATTATATTCAAGGACTCTTATACGGTTGGGCGGAAATACTATACGCGGCTTGAATATCATAGATTTGTTGAGACTACAGTGGACGGAGTGACAACTTATCCGTACTATGTTTCCAACAGAGCCTACGTGTCAAAATCCCCTCAGAGCATCGGAGACAAGATCGACCTTAAACAGACCAAATGGGCTGACCTAATGGCAGATACGCCGCCGATACTCAAGGCAAACGGCGAGAAGTTGGACGGACCTCTGTACGGAGTACTGCGGACACCGCAGGCAAATAACGTGGATATTAACGCACCATTGGGCTTGCCAATATTTGCCGAAGCCATTGAAGAATTAAAGGATTTGGACATTGCATACAGCCGAAATGCAAAAGAAATCCTTGATTCTAAGCGGACTGTTCTAGCAGATGACAGATTATTGATGCCGAGTGGTTCGCCTGTTTCCTCTATGACACCACAGGCAATGGAACACAGATGTTCAGAAATGAGTTTGCCAGATTATGTAAAAAATGTATTCGGGCAGGACGAAAAAGAGTTCTATCAGGAAATCAATCCAATTCTAAACACAGATACCCGTATAAGCGGCATAAACGCCATTTTAAGCCAGTTAGGGTACAAGATTGGATTCTCCAACGGGTATTTCGTTTTTAACGAATCTAGCGGCATTCAGACGGCTACAGGAGTAGAAGCAGAACAGCAGAGGACAGTGCAGTTTGTCAAGGATGTAAGGGATAAGTTGGAGTCTTGCCTAGATGAAGTTATTTACGCATTGAACGTTTACGCTGATCTGTACGGGCTTGCACCTGTTGGGGCTTATGAAGTCAATTATGATTTCGGAGATATTTTGTATGTGCGTGAAAACGACCGTGCAAGGTGGTGGCAATATGTTACTACAAATAAAGTACCGGCTTGGCTGTATTTCGTGAAGTTTGAGGGAATGACAGAGGACGAAGCGAAAGCAATGGTCAAAGAAGCTCAGCCAGACGAACCAACATTATTCGGAGAGGAGTAAAAAGATGGCAGATAAACCAGTAACAAGGGAAGAAAAATATCTTGCGTACTTGACGGGTGATTATACGGGTGAAATTCCGAAGCCAATCACAAGAAAAGAGAAATATTTATACGAATTATGCTTAAAAGGAATTGGCGGTGAGATTTCGCCGGAAGAAATCAAGAATGCAGTAAATGACTACCTTGAAAAGAATCCAGTCAAGCCCGGAGCCACCACAGAACAGGCACAGCAGATCGAGCAGAACAAGACAAACATTGCTTCGCTAAAGGAAGATTTGTATGTTAAAACTTACAACATTTTTGATGTTAATTTTTTACCTCGAGCATTCATTCCTCTCACAGGCTCTCACGCCGGTGAACTGTTTCTTGATAATAATGATAATTATTCGGCAACAAATGAAACTATTAATGTTCTTCCGAATACTCAATACACCTTTTCAAATGGTAGTGAATCTATCCCTTATGAGTTACAGTTAAGTGTTATTTTTTATGACAAAGATATGAGGTTCTTAGGTTATGCAAGTAGCGCCATTAATAATTCTTCAAAATTTTTTAA